CTCAATAATCAAAACTTAAATTAAGTGATGATGTCTGTCATTGCTGCGAACGACTCAGCGTGACGTACCGCGATGTCAACATCTTGTAGTGCAACAACACGAACTGTGCCAGAAGCTGAACCCGTTGAAGTATCCACGTTGATGTCAATGCCACCCCACGTACCGATGATCAAGTCATTCCAGTTACCAAACAACATTGAAGAAAGGTTTGAACCCGTTCCTTTAGTGCCATTTGATGGTACTTGATTTGATACAGCCGCGCCGTAACCACGTAGCGTGTTGCTATCTGACCAAACATACTGCGCTGTGCCAGATGCTTTTTCAGTTTGTAATAACTTGCCGCGAACCGCTGCATTAGTTAAGTAACCTAGTGCGCCCATGTCTGCGTTATCAACTGAAACCGCTGACTCAAGATCAACAATATCAGCCCAATCCGGTGCTGCACCATTTGTGCCGCCAACTACTGAACCAATGCCAGACGTATTTAAAACGCCCGTTGGTTGGTTAGATGAGCCAGTGCCATTGATTGCTGCTGAATCGATAGCCAATGCCAAAGATGTTGCTAAGTCGTTACGAACAAAAGACTCTACATCTAAAGAAGATTGCAAAAGCATCTTGCGTGAGATATCTGACATTGAGCCAACTGTCTTTGGTGACATTGATACTTGATCAAACGCTGCTTGTGATTCTGTGATCGCGCCTGATTCTGCTACCCAGTAAGAGGTTGCGCCGCCAGTTTGACGTGGGATTGCAATGTTGCCAACCAAGTCGTTCATCATAGTAGCACCTAAGCCAACGGTTGCCATCTTGTTTCTAAGCATGTCAATGAATGAGCCAGATAATAAATCTGTTGCTACTGTATGACCACCGGCCGTTGTAGTTGTAACATTCAAATCACGCATTAAAACGTCTGTTGGGATGTAGAAGCCTTGAGCGCGTTTGCCCAATTTGCTTGCCATCTCGTCTGACATTTCACGCTCAAAACCTGCATCGTTCCAGTTGCCCGTTACTAACGCATTTACCGCACGAACGATTGAGAAATCGTCTGTTTGCTTATCCGTCATGCCGATTTTAGTATCTTCAATCGCTGCTTGCTGTGGCTGACCCTTTGTGATTTTGTCTAATGCTACACCGCGAAATTCATCCATAGAGCGATCATTGTTTTTAAACTGGCTGCCGATCTCTTTAAGTTCCGGGTGTTTTGCAACGATTGCATCAATCTCTTGCGAGCGAGTACGATCTGCTGCTACTGCGTCGCGTGCAACTTGTGCCGCGTCGATGTTGTTGTTTTCTGTTGTCATTTTAACTTCCTTATTTTTAGTTTTTAAATTGGTAATGGTGGTAATATTTTCACCCTCAGCAGATCTTGCAACACCGATTGAATTGTCCGCAGGCACACTCACCACGCTCACTTCAAACGGCTGCCAATTGGTGGCAACAAAAGTTTCCACGCCATCCATTGATCGTGACTCGTCAATTTCCATTTCATTAATGCGATAACCCACTGAAATGTTTTGACGTATTCCATCCACTACATCTGTAAATATCTCTTGAGCGCGCGCCGATTTAGAAAAACGCACAACGGCCGTGCCACGTTTTCCATCCACCAAAGCGCTTTCCACTCGTCCTATCTGATCGGATGTGTTGTGATCCATAAGAAGCGGTGCGCCATCATTCAAACGCCCCAAGTCGACTGATTTAGGCGAGTGATCTAACACTTCCATCCCAAACCATCGTTCGACTGGTGCATCGCTCGAAAATGATAAACTCACCGTACGTGCTTCTTCATCAATCGCACTCCGATCAAAATTTAAATAGCGGGTTAAATCACCCGTTTTGATTTGTTTCATTAGCTGTAACCTCGTTATTAACACTTAAATTTAAGCCTTTATCTTTGGCTAATTGTTGTTCATAAGCGAGTTGCTCATAAACATCCTCAATATCGCCGCCTTGCTCGGCAACAACTTCTGATGCCGTTTTAATACCGGCATTAATTGCCTCAACTGAGGCCTTAATATCTTTAAGAGGATCAACCCATTGCCATGATTTAGGCTGCCAACGAATCTCGGACAGTTTGTCAAAATCCGTCATACCCATACCGAGTGAGCCATTTAAAAGTTGCATGTTCAACCATTCATCGTAAATGCGATTCATGAAATGTTGCACCATCCAATTTTGCTTTACTCGCCATTGGTCGCGTTCTTCAATCGTGCCAGAACGGATGGATGAAAAACTCACCCCCTCCAAATCGCTTGATAATGAGTTATAAGCCACACCCAAACCCGAAGCAATGCCGCGCAAAATTGCCTTATTGAATGATTCAAAAGCACTGGTCGGATGGGTTGGATCAAAGGTGGTGAAGTTTGTGCCGGCTGGTAGTTGAGCAAATTGCCCAGGCTCTGCCGAATCAATCAAATAACCTTGATCATCCTCATCACCGATGAATGAATCGCCGGCCTCTGAGGTGTAAAAACCCATCTTAGATGCGCCAATTCTAGCCGCTACCAACTCAGCCTCCTCGTATGCACCCAGCATATTAAGCCTTGACATAGCAGAAGCCATCCAAGTAGCACCACGAATTTGCTCGGCGCGTTCACCGATAAAGGCATGAATAATATTAGTTGCGCTAACGCGTTCATATCTCGCACCAACGGCAGCAGCACTCTCAAGATTGGTTTGCAAATGATAGGCGATTGGTTTACCAGTATTATCAAACTCAATACCCATGCGAATCACATGACCGCCATTTAGGTTTTTATTAAAGTTCTCATCTAGTCGATTAATATCCAAAAATTGCAGTTTAAGGCCAAATTTTGAATCATCACGCACCAAGCGCACCAACACCTCACCATCACGCGCCGCGCTTTCAATAAATAAACGCTGCATTTCAACGAACGACAAACGCCCATCCCATGCACAGTGCTTATTTTTTGACCATTGCGACCAGGCTTGCTCAACAACTCGATTGGATTTTTGATCCAACTTACCTTTGGTAGTTTTAGCTTTAACCTGCAACAAAATACCCTTAGCACCCACCACATTTGACACGCACATTTGCAAATATTTGCGGGCGTAATCGTTGTTTTGGCTCAAATCTCTAGCACGCGTGCGCAATACTTTGCCGCCGGCTTGTAGATCTTTGTTAATGCTTTGCGAGGTTGTTGCCCATGATGATGTCAATCGATCAATCTTTGCACCAGCAAATGCACGCTTGGCAATAGTTTGTTTGTGCTTTCTAAAAATGGATAAAAAATTCATTAAAACCTCGTTTTAATAATGCCGCCATGACCGAGGCCATTGGCGATGCGTTCGTTGCGAGTTTCGCGCACATATTCAGCCTTGTATTTATCGCGTAATAAAATCAAATCAGCGATTGGCGTGCGTCCTAATGAGCGTCCGGCAATTGAATATGATTCTTGATCCTTTGAGGCTCTGCCCTCGATGGTGGCTTCAATCGCATCCAGCACTTTTTTCACATGACCGCGTGGATCGGCGGTTGCTGCATCTCGATTGGCTTTAACTTCCCAGGTGCCACTATCAACGGTTACGCGTTCTGAATCAGATGATCTGATAATGTAGGCTTGCCAATGATAGGTGCCGGCGCTATAAACTGCCGTTGTTGCCTGGCTAACTTCAATAATATAATCACTGCCACTTTCTGATGCGGTGATCTCAATCTCAGTTGTGCCAGAATTTTCTAAGCGTGCGGCATATTTAAGCGAATAATCGGCAATTGGATAATCACTATCCAAGTCGCTGCGCTTCCAAACAAGACGATCGCCGGCGATAATAGTGCCAGGCTCGGTGGTTGGATAGTTTGCAGAGTTGAATAAATTGGCCATAAATCCCTATATCTAGTGTTTTTAAAATATAAAACTACTATATCTAGTGCCTAGTGTCGTAACCTTTTTTGAAAAGTCAACCCCAATTTGAATTTAATTTACCAACGCGCAGCAAAACCGCCACCCGGTCTGTTTCTTGGGCGGATTGGGCGTTGTGTTTGTGTTGCTTTTGGGGTATTTTTGTTGTTTTTTTCAACTTCTTTTGACTCGGTTTTAGTTTTTTGCGGGGCAGAATCAAATAAATCTGGCGTGATCGGCTGCACTTGATCCTCTAAATGCTGCCAGTCTTTCGCACTCCACTTATTCATGCCCAGATGATAAGCCGCCGCAAGCGCATATACCGAACAGTCCAACACCTCATTGCGCTTATGTGAGGGTTTTACCCACTCTGTGCGCGGATGGCCTTTGTGATAACGCGTTACCAATTTTTCGGCGGTGAGTTGTGCATAAAATTCATCATCAAGTTCTGTTGAAAAATGCACCGATCCCGCACCCTCATCCACACCGAAACGACCATACCAAACACTCTTTGCAGTGTCTGATCCCACCGGCCACAACTGCACACCACCACGAATGGTTTTACCTTTAAGGCT